GTCAGTTCTCCGGTTGGTGTGCCTACAGTATGGCGCATCGTGACACGTCACGCAAGCACTTTCGCGTGCGCCCTAACCCCGTATTCGAGCGGACGCGCAACGGCATGGTCACGCTCCGTCCAGGCCAGTGCGCGCGCCGCTCAATACAACGTTCCGGCAGTGTCTCAAATAGCTGCAAGAGCCGTTCGCCGGCTGCGCTCGGCGTAGGCCTGAAGAACGCATCGCCCTGGGCCGGCTTAGACGCAGCGAACGCCGCGTTGGCGGCCTCTGGCGTCTGGGGTTCATCCAAGAACCCGCGAGGCAGGCCGAAGGCTGCTTCAATGCGCCGCGCCATCTTCTCGCCGAACGACTTGTTCGGGTTGTGCCGCAACTCCGTCAGTTGAGGCGAGTTCATCGCCTTCAGGCCACTGGCAGCGCCATGCCCGTTGATGATCGTCAGCACTTCAACATCGCGAAGGGCGCGCTGGGTGATCAGCAGGTTGAGGTTGGCTTTGCGAATGACCTTCATGTCTTCCATGTCTCTTTGTAGCACGGGGCTCCACCCTATGAAAACGAGGGCATTTCACACGACGTAGAAAGCGGTAGTTGACTTGCAGTCCACAAGACGGTAAAAATTGCCGTATGGATGAACTCTTCACCTACCTCAAGACTCTGCCCGACACCGCAGCCCGCGAAGCCTTCGCAAAGACATGCGGCACCAGCCTCGGGTACTTGTACAACTGCAAGTCGGCCGGCCGGCAACTCGGCCCGGCGGCATGCGTCGCCATCGAGGCCGCAACTGTCGGGCGCGTGATGCGCTGGCACATGCGCGACGACTGGCGCGACATCTGGCCCGAACTCCGCGGCCGGCTCGACGCCCCGAAGGCCACCCCGAAGGCGGCCTGAACCATGCCTTCGCTCACCATGAGCATCGACCATTGGGCGCGCCGCCTCTCACGGCCTCGCACCCGGGTCGGCGGGCTTTTTTTGTTCTCCTGCGACTGCTCGCCCACGCCGCTCGGCACCCCATGGTGCGCCCTGATGCGCAGAGCGCACTGTGCGCTGGCACTCACAGCGGCCACGAACTTCGACCGAACGGTGAAGTCGGCAGATGCGCCGAGCCGAGAGAAGGTTGCGTGACCCACATGGAACTCTCGTCCGCGCCCGCCATGGCCACAGAGGTGATGGCCGCCCGCGATCTGTCCGTCGCGGCATTGGTGGACGCGGTTGGCCTGGGGCTTCGGCTCCAGGCCTTTTTCTTCGGTTCTGCGGACGGTGAACATGGTTTCACTGTGCGCCGGTTACACGCGCAATGAGGGAATACCCGTGTGCGCAAGTCTCATTAATTTTAGGGATGCCGAGATGAGCATGTCCGAGCAGATGGTCGAGTTCGCCAATCGGCCGGAAGGCGCCACTTGCGCCGAGTTCTGCGCCCTCATCAAGCGCAGCAACGACACGGTCACGGCCCACATCAGGCGCTTGGAACGGCAGCGCCGCATGTTCCGCGCCAAGGCGAAGGGGCACCACTTGCGGTTCTTCTCCGTCGAGTGCGCGCGCGATACGTGGTTTACGGCAGAACTGGCCCGGCAAGAGGCGCTGAAGAAGATCAAGCCGCCGCCCGATCCGACAATCCGCGAGCAGATCGAGGTGATGGCGCGCGACAAGAACGGTGTCTGCTGCGCTGACGTGCAGAAGAAGTTCGCGCTTCAGACGGGATCTGCGAACAGCCACCTGTTCGCCCTGACGACCGCCAAGCGCCTGTTCCGCGGCCAGCGCAATGGACTGCGCCTTCATTGGTTCGCGACGGAAGCGCTACGCGATGAGTGGCACCTCGGTGTATCGCGCGGGGACGAGTCGTTCATCGCCACGCCGCTGCAGCCCGTGCGCAACCCGAAGCCCCGGATTCCGTTTGCCGAGCGCGTCGCCGATGAGATCGGCGCCATCAAGAGTGTCTGCCGGTCGGCGACGCACGACTCGCGCTATCAGGTCGGGCCGGATGAAACGCCGCCTGCGCTGTTCACGGCGAAGAAGTATGGCGAGTACCTTGAGCCCGCGAGTTCGTGGGCTTCTGCGGCGGCGAGGCGGACATGAGCGATTACGCCGAACTTGTCGCGCGCAAGCTGGCGTCAGTGCCTCCGACTGGCATTGCGTCCGAAATCCATATTCCAGACTTCATGTTCCCACACCAGCAGGCGCTGACACGCTGGGCGCTGCGCCGGGGGCGTAGTGCAGTGTTTGCTGATACCGGGCTGGGGAAGATGCTTATCGAGCTTGTGTGGGCCGACGCCGTTCGCAAACACACGGCCTCAGCGGTGATCGGCGCGTGCCCGCTCGCTGTGGCGGCACAGATTGCTGCGGAAGGCGCCCGATTCGGCATTGAAGTCAATGTGTGCCGCGAGGCATCCGACATTGACCCGAATGGCATCAACGTCACCAACTATGACCGGCTTCATAAGTTCGATCTTGATGCGTTCGGAGGCGTCTTCTTGGATGAGTCAAGCGTCATCAAGCACCACGACACGCGCACGTTTTCGACGCTGACTGCGGCGTTCCGTCAGACGCCGTTCAAGCTCTGCGCGACCGCCACCCCGGCACCGAATGACTGGACTGAACTCGGCACACACGCCGAGTTCCTTGGCATCTGCACGCGCCAGGAGATGCTGGCCGAATACTTTACGCACGACGGCGGCGATACAAGCGTGTGGCGGCTGAAGGGCCACGCGCGCCAAATTTTCTGGCGATGGGTGTCGACATGGGGCGCAATGATCCGGCGCCCATCCGATCTTGGGTTCGATGACTCGGCCTATGTGCTGCCGCCGCTTCACATGCACGAGCACACCGTGCGGACCGAGATGGATACGAATGGCGCACTGTTTGCCATGGATGCGCAAAGCCTGAGTGAGCGGCGTGATGCCAGGCGCAGCAGCATGTCCGACCGAGTCGCCGAGTGCGCGGCAATCGTGAACGCCGATGGTCGGCCATGGGTGGTCTGGTGCGACCTGAATGCGGAAGGCGAGGCACTGCGCAAGGCAATCCCCGGATCTGTCGAGATCGCCGGATCTGACAGCGTCGATGAGAAGGAAAGCCGCCTGCAGGACTTCGCCGCAGGCCGCATCCGCGTGCTCATCACGAAGCCGTCCATTGCCGGATGGGGCTTGAACTGGCAACACTGCGACCGTATGGCGTTCGTGGGCGTCACCGACTCATTTGAGGCGTTTTACCAGGCTGTTCGGCGGTGCTGGCGCTTTGGTCAGAAGCGCGAGGTGCATGCGCACATCTTCGCCAGCGAAGCAGAGGGCGCCGTCGTCGCCAATCTGAAGCGCAAAGAGCGCGATGCTGCAGCGATGTCGGAGAGTTTGAGCGCCGAAACGCGTGATGCAGTGATGCAGGAAGTGACTGGCTCTGTGCGTCACACCAACACATACAACCCGGCGCGTCGCGTTGTCGCGCCCAACTGGCTTAGGAGTGCGACATGAACTGCATTGAGCAGGTGGTGACTGATCGGTACACGGCGATCCATGGCGATTGTGTTGAGGCGCTGCGAGGGTTGCCGGATCACTCAATTGGCTACTCAATCTTCAGTCCACCCTTTGCGTCGTTGTATACCTACTCCAACAGCCCGCATGACATGGGCAACGTGCGCAACGACGAAGAGTTCTTCGAGCACTTCGACTACCTGATTCCTGAACTGCTGCGCGTCATGAAGCCGGGCCGCAATGTCAGCTTTCACTGCATGCTCATGCCGGCCGGGAAAGAGCGCGATGGCTACATTGGCCTGAAGGACTTCCGAGGCGATCTGATCCGCGCATTCCAGGCCCACGGCTTCATCTTCCATTCGGAAGTCGTGATCTGGAAGGACCCGGTGACGGCAATGCAGCGCACAAAGGCTCTTGGCCTGCTGCACAAGTCGGTGCGCGAGAACGCGGCGATGTGCCGCCAGGGCATCCCGGACTATCTTGTCACGATGCGCACACCAGGTGTCAGTGAGCGCGTTACGCACGGCGCCGAGTACCCTGTCGACCTGTGGCAGAAGGTGGCGAGCCCGGTTTGGATGGACATCAACCCGAGCGACACGCTGCAATACATGAGTGCCCGCGAGCACGACGACGAGCGCCATATCTGCCCGCTGCAACTTCAGGTGATCGAGCGCGGCGTGATGCTTTGGACGAACCCTGACGACATCGTCCTGAGCCCATTCATGGGAATCGGAAGCGAGGGCTTCAAAGCGATTGAGATGGGTCGCCGGTTTGTCGGCGTTGAACTGAAGGCCAGCTACTTCCAGCAGGCCGTGGCGAACTTAAACATCGCCCACTCCAAGACGCTGGACTTGTTCAGCGGCGTCTGACATGCAGTACGCCATCGACTTCGATGCGCGGCCTGGGCCACTGACCGTGGTGCAGCAGAAAATCGACCAGTTCTCCAGCGAGTTCCTGGCCTACCTGCCGGACAACCTCCACGTCTACGAGGCCTTTGAGCGCGAGGCGCTCGCCATCGTGGGCCGCGGCATCAAGCACTACTCGGCTCGCACCATCATCCACGTCCTGCGGCACCACTCAGCGCTCGCTGAGAACAGCGGTGATGGCTGGAAGATCAACGACCACGTCTCGCCGTACCTTGCGCGCCTGTTCGTGCTGATGTACCCGCAGCACATCGACCTGTTTGAGTCCCGCATCGCCAAGTCGGCGGCGCGCGATCTGGTGGGGGCCTGAACGTGGCCGGCGACTGGATCAAGATGAGCGTGGCGCTTCGGACGCATCCGAAAGTTGTCCGCATTTCGTCCGCATTGCGTGCGGACAAGCTGCATGTGATGGGTGCGCTTTTTGTCGTGTGGAGTGTGTTCGATGCGCACTCGACCGACGGCGTGCTCGAAGGGTACACCGCAGAAGCGATGGACTCCGAGATCGGGTTCTCCGGGTTCTCGGCAGCAATGCAGACTGTTGGCTGGCTCGAAATCCGAGAGGCTACCGACGGCGCCGAATGCGCCCTCTACGCCCCGAGATTCGATGAGCACAACGGGGCTACAGCCAAGCGCCGGGCGACCGATGCAAAGCGAAAAAAGGAGTCCAGAGAGTCCGAAGATTGTCCTGACGACGAGCGGACAGATGTCCGAGAAATGTCCGCATCGCGTGCGGACAAAAAGCGGACTAGAGAAGAGAAGAGAAGAGAAGAGAAGAAGAAAACCCCCCATAGCCCCCAAGGGGGCAGATTGCCGCTCGTTCATTTGCAGGATTGGCTGGTGGCGATGAAGGAAAAGGGCGAAAGCCCGGTTCCTCTCGAAGACCCGGTGTTCACCTACGCCGCCGAGGTCGGAATCCCCCAGGACTTCCTTCGCCTCGCTTGGTTGGAGTTTCGGCACCGCTACTCGCAGCCAGAACAGAAGCGCTACCGCGACTGGCGCGCCGTGTTCCGCAAGGCCGTGCGTGGCAACTGGCTGAAGCTTTGGTTCCTTGATGACGCAGCCAACGTCTACAACCTGACCACGGTCGGCCATCAAGCCAAGCGTGCGCACGATGATCGGAGGGCAGCGTGAGCGCCGCCGACATCCCCGCCCACATTTCCGCGCCGGACGAGGCCGAGGCCCGCGATGCGATCTGGGACAAGGACGCAGAGCAGTCAGTTCTCGGCGGCATCCTGCTGGACAACCGGGCGTTCGACCAGGCTGCCGGCCTGCTGCGCGAAGCCAGTTTCTGGCACATCGCGCACCAGACCATCTGGTCTGCAATGTCGTCGCTGATCCACGCGAGCAAGCCTGCGGACTCCGTCACCGTGTTCGCAGCGCTGAAGCAGGCCGGACTTGCGGAAGAGTGCGGCGGCCGGGCCTACCTCAACAGCCTGGCCGAGTCGGTGCCGAGCGCAGCGAACACCCGGCGCTACGCCGAGATCGTGGCCGAGCACGCAGCGCAGCGCGATGTCCTGACCGCGGCGGATCGCGCGATGGCAATCGCCCGCGAGAAGGCCGGCATCACCGACAAGCTGGACCGGATCAGCGCCGAGTTCGCCACGCTGCAGCGCGGTCAGATGCGCAATGCGCCGAAGCGCCTTGGCGACTTGGTTCGTGCTGCGGTGGACCGATACAGCGACTTGAGTTTGGGCACCAAGTCGCCGGCCTGGGCGACTGGCGTCATCCCGCTGGACGAGATCCTGAACGGCGGCCTGCGCCCTGGGAAGTTGTACTGCCTCGCCGCGCGGCCGAGCGTTGGCAAGTCGTCAGCCGCACGCGCGATCGGCCTGAACCTAGCGAACGCTGGCCACCCGGTTCTGCTGCTGTCGCAGGAGATGCCTTGCGATGAAGTGGCCGACTGCGCGGTGGCGCAGCTCGGTGGCATCGACGGCTCGCGTTTGCAGACGGGCAGGTTCGCCGACTCCGACTGGAACGGAATCACGTATGCCGCCGAAGAGGCTGCGCCACTGCCGTTCTGGGTTGACGACGACGGTGGATTGAACATCGGCCAGATCCGCGCGAAGGCGCGCATGGTCAAAGGCCTGCGCGTGCTGATCGTGGACTACCTGCAGTTGTCCACCTCGACGCTGAAGAACGCCAACACGAACGATCAGGTGGCCGAGATCAGCAAGGGCCTGAAGCAACTTGCTCTGCAGATGGGCATCGCCGTCGTGGTGCTGTCGCAGTTGAACCGCGAAGTCGAGAAGCGCGGCGACAAGGAACCGCAACTGAGCGATCTGCGCGACTCCGGTGCCATCGAGCAGGACATTGACGCAGCCGTGATGTTGTGGACGGTGCGTGAGCCCAGCGACGGGCCGCGTCTCGTTGGCTGGAAGGTTCCGAAGCACCGCGGCGGAAGGAAGGGCCGGTTCGGCATGTGGTTTGAAGCGCCGATCTATCGCTGGTCCGAAGCGCACGGCGAACTCCTGACGCACAGCGCGCCAGCGCACAACTCAAGGGGCTTTGAATGAACACCTCCAACCTCTGGGTGCTGTGCTGGACCCAGACCAAGAACACGCTGCACATCGAGCAACTGGAAACGCACCTGTCGCTCAACTGCCAGTCGTTCCTGAAGAACCTGTCCGGCGACTACCGCGTCCTGCAAATTGGCACGCGCGCCGAAGTCGAGCATGGCATGCGGCAGGGCGGCAAGACCATTGATGACCGTGGCCGCGAGCGCGTGCGCCCGCCGAGGAGCAGCAAGTGACCGTCGAGAGAGATCCCAACATCGTGCTGCCAAACGACGTGGCGCGCTGCGTTCCGTCCAACCCGTGCCAGTTCGCGAGCGAGTGTGCACGCGCCAAGGCCCTGATCCCGCAATTCGCCCCAATCGTCGGAGGCGCAATGCCGGCCACGCCGAACCACTGCCCGTTGTTCCTGCGAGCGTCCGAGTACCACCGCAAGCGTTCTCAGGTCGCAGCCCCTCCGCCGCAAGCGAAGGCGTGGCCAAGCTGGAGCAGTTTCAGCGACTCCGATTCGGAAGGCGGCGAACTGTGACCGACAACACGCAACAACCGTGCTTTGAGCAGGCGCTGCTGGATCACGTCCCATTGACGACGCGCGACATCCGCGGCAACTGCCACCACATCCACTTCATCCGCCAGCCGGCGCGGCAGAAGGTGCCGCCGCAATGGTCGAAGAAGCACCCCTGGATTGAAGAGCAGCGGGAACTGGCGGAAGGCATCTTCGTGCAACCGATCGGCCAGTGTGAACGCAAGTGGTTCATTGAGAAGCGGCGCTTCGACGTGGCGCCTGCAGCGGAGTTCTTGGCGCAACGAGACGACGACGACGGAGGTGCCGAGTGATCTGCCTCGGAATCGACATTGGTTTGACTGGGGCTGTTGGCGCAGTCGATTCGCGCGGGTCGTGCCAGGTGGCCGACATCCCCGTGCGCCAGGACGGCAAGACCAACCGCATCGACGGGCGCGCGCTGATCCTGATGCTGCGCAACTACCTGCCTGCAGATGGATCTGGGATCGTGCTGTTTGAGGATGTGCGCGCACGGCCTGATGGCAACGGTGGATCGCACGGCAACACCATGCATTCCCAGGGCAGTCTGATGCGCTCGCGCGGGATCGTGGAAGCGGTGCTGGACATCCAGCGCGTGAGGGTCGAGGTGGTGCAACCCCAAGTCTGGAAACGGGCCTTCGGACTGCTGGGCAAGAAGAAGGATGACGCCCGCATCACAGCCATGGAGTTGTACCCGATGCGCAAGCATGAGCTGCGCCTGAAGAAGCACCACAACCGCGGCGACGCAATCTTGATCGCTCACTTTGGCCTGGAGAGGTTCGCATGAGCTATCGCCCGAACGCACTCAAGCATCGGCTGATCAATTTCTTCGTTGACAACCCGGACGAGGAACTGACGGTCGAAGACATCTGCGTCAAGTTCGACTGCACCGAGCCACAGGTCCGGGTCACGATCTCCAAGATCAATGAATCGAGCGAGATCAAGTTGGACATCGTGCGGCACATCAGGCTTGCGCAGAAGGCCGACTGATGCGAACGAAGAACGCAGCCCGCATCACGCCGGCAGAGCACGCGCACATGGGTACAAAGGGCTGCCATCACAACGGGTGTACTAGGAAGGTGGTAGCACGCGGGTATTGCTGGAACCACTACATGCAACTGCGTAGGGCGGGGAGCGATCTTGTCGCAAAGAGGTCGCCAGAGTCGGATAAGGACTACATCGCGGCCAGAGTTTCCATTGATGCATCAGGCTGTTGGATCTGGAAGTTGTCAACCCACAACGGCTACGGCCGGATGGTGCGCGGCGGAAGATCTTGGCCCGCCCACGCTTTCAGCTACAAGGCGCACGTTGGCGAGATCCCGAGCGGACTTCAGGTGAACCACAAATGCCACAACAGGGCATGCGTGAACCCAGACCACCTTTACGCCGGAACCCAAAAAGAGAACATGGCCGACATGGTGGCGGCCGGCAGGCAGCCGGATGTAAGGGGCGAAGCATCCGCCACCAGCAAATTGACCGAGGCCGAAGTCAGGGAGATCTTGCGAATGCCGGGGATAGCCAAACACGCGGCGGAAAGATTTGGGATCAGCATCTCCTTGGTCTACGCAATTCGCAAGCGCGCAATTTGGAAGCACATTCATGCGTAGCAAGAACAGCGCACCAATCACGGCGTCCGAACGCGCCCATCTTAGAAAGGTTCGCGAACTCAGTTGTTCCTGCTGCGACGCACCCGGCCCGAGCGAGGCGCACCACATCAAGCAAGGCAGTCACTACCTTTGCTGCTCACTCTGCCTGGACTGCCATCGCGGCCACAACGGGCTGCACGGCACGAAAGCCTACATGCGCATCAAGAAGCTGGACGAACTCGACTTGCTCGCAATCACGCTGCGGCGCCTGATGACCAACGAGGTTCCGACATGAGGCGCAGATCGAAGACGGTAGACCCTGCCACTCAGTCAAACCCATGGGGCTTCACTGAGAAGGAGGCTGAGATCTTCGACGCGATGATCCAGTTCGGCTGTGGCAAGCGCGTTGCGCAAAGGCTGGGCGTATCGCTCAAAACAGTCGAAGGCCACTGCACAAGAGGCGGAAGCAAGATGGGCGATGACACAAGGCTGATGCGATACATCAAGTGGGATCGTTTCCGCCGCGGGGAGAAGGTATGACGCTGATGACGCAAGTCGTGGACGACTGGATGGCTGCGCAGACCAACGTGCAGAACCTGTCACTGATGGCGCGAGCCAATCTGCATGCGAAGCACCATCCATGGACGCCACTACACCATGAGCAATGGGCGTGCGCTGTGCGCACACAGCAGCGCGAATGCCGGCAGTGCGGCATGACGCTGGTGGCGCTCTATCCCGCGGCGAACGACGAGGCCGGGCAGGGTCCGGTGAAAGCATGAGCATCATCCACGTTGTCTCAATGTCCGGCGGGAAGGACTCCTGCGCCACGGGCATCCTGGCGCTTGAGACGCAGCCGCATGAAAGCCTGAGATTCTGCTTTGCAGATACTGGAAATGAACATGAGAGTACCTACGAGTACCTCGACTACTTGGAGGGCGCGCTCGGCATCAAGATCATCCGACTGAAGCGCACCTTTGAGGTCGAGATTGCCAGGCAGCGCAAGTACGTGATGGAGCATTGGCCGCGCAAGGGCGTGCCACTTGCGGATTGCGAGCGCGCGGCGGCAGCGTTGGCACCGACGGGCAATCCGTACCTTGACCTGTGCCTGTGGAAGGGGCGCTTTCCTTCGCGCAAGGCCCTGTTCTGCACGCAGTTCCTGAAGACCGAGCCGATGGTCGAGTACCAGATGTCGCTGATCGACAGCGGCGAGTGCGAGGCCGTCTGGTCATGGCAAGGGGTGCGCCTGGATGAGAGCCAATCGCGGCGCTCACGCCTGCAGATCAGCGGGCACCTGTGCCGCTACTTCGAAGTCGTCGGCGGCGGGTTGTTCAACTACCGTCCCATCCTGCGGTGGACGGCGCTCGATGCGTTTGAGGCTCACCGTCTGTACGGCATCAAGCCCAACCCACTCTACAAGCAGGGTATGACGCGCGTCGGGTGCATGCCATGCATCAACGCCAGCAAGGACGAGATCCTTGAGATCAGCAAGCGGTTCCCGAACCACATCGACAGGATCGACTACTGGGAGCAGATGGTTGCTCAGACCAGTAAACGGATGGAAGCCAGTTTCTTCCCAGACCCCGATCGCGATGCGCACCTGAACAAGCGTGGCATCCGCAACGTGGTCGAGTGGAGCAAGACGCAGCGCGGTGGCCAGTTGCTCGACTTCATCCGCATCCAAGAAGAGTCGGCGTCTTGCTCAAGCGCGTATGGGTTGTGCGAATGAGCCTGGTCTGCTGCATCTGCGGCAGGCGCATCAAGCGCGCCGCTGCGGTCATCGAGGCCGAGCTGGGTGGCCCTGCGCCGCACCCGCCCGGCCCGGTGGGCCCGAAGTGCGCGCGAGACGCCGGTCTTGTGCGCCCGAGGCCGGCGCTGTTCGCCCGCAAGAAGCGCGTGGTGAAGCCCAGGGCAGAGAAGGTTGACCGTCACCAGTTGACGCTGGTTCTGGAGGTGCAGAGATGAGATTGAGTACCGACATTGATGACCCAGGCTTCACGCCGCACACGCAGAACGTCAAGGTGTTCTTGAACGGCGTTGAGCGCACTGGAGTGATCACCGCTGATGAAGAGAAGCGGCTGATCATCGTGCATAAGCGCGACGAGAACGGGCGGCTCATGTTCAGGAGCGCCGGTATGGCCTACGGGCCAGAATTTGAGCGCGAGACGCTGTACGGCGACGTTCGGATAGAGATTGGTGGGCATGGAGATCGGCCGTGAACCTGAGCGATGACCAAATCCGCGCGCTGATCTTGTCCACCGGCTTCAAGCCTGGAGATCCAGTGACCGACGACGTTGCGCGCGCGTGGATGAACGCCGGCAACCGCAACGGCCTGCTGACCGCGATGAAACTCATCCGCGATCTGTCGGCCCGGTACAAGCCGACATACCCGTTCGGCCAAGACCCGATGAACAACCCGCAGCACATGGCCAAGACCGCTGCGGAGAACTGCCTGCGCGTGATCGAGCACTACGTCAACACCGCGGGCGAGGCGCCCGAAATGCCCGACGGCGGGGACGAGGGTTGAAGCCTTGCGAACACTGCCAGAGAGCCATGCAGTCGGTCTGGTATGGCGGATACGGCGCGTTCTGCACTGGGTGCATTGCTAGGTCGTGCGCGAGGAGTCTGGATGCGTTCAACGCTCTTTCAACGCGTGGGTCGGGCGACAAGCATCCGTTGCGCCTGCAGATCGAGCGACGCATGTGGACGACGGATTTCGAGACGGCGCGCAAGGAAGTGTGGAAGTGGTGGCAGCGGGATCACGCGCAGCCCTAGTGGCGAATGACCCTGCACTGCAAAAAGTTGTTGACTGAAAGTTCACCGTAGGGTGAACTATAGGACATGCCTTTAGTGAGGCATTGCAGCCAGGGGCAGTTTGGCCAGGGATGCGCGGCACCTGAACAAGATCGCGCAAACGCAAATCAGATTGGAACAACGAAATGGCAACAGCAGCAAAGACCGAAGCACTGTCGATCACGGCGCCAGACTTCGGCGAGGTCGCACTCATCATCCGCGGTACGGCGCCTTTGGTGGTTGAGCGGTTCTCCAAGAAGGCCGAGATCATGCAGAAGATGGCCGAAGGCAGCACGGACAAGAGCAAGAAGGTTCGGGTCGCGCGGGACTATGAGAAGGATGCCGAAGAGGCCCGCTATCGCAGCCCAGACGGATGGGAAGGGGTCAACGCAGCGGCATTCCGCGCCGCGATGATCAGCGCCTGCCGATTGGTTGGCTTCAAGATGACGATCGCGAAGATGTCTGTCTTCATTGAGGCCGATGACTTCGATGTGGCTGACGGACTGCCCATCGTCCGCATCTACGGCAAGTCCCAGACGTTCACCGCGCATACACGCAACGCGACCGGCGTTGTCGATGTTCGCTCGCGCCCGCAGTACCGCGATTGGGCTGCCAAGTTGCGCATCAAGTTTGACCGCGCGCAGTTCAAGACTGTCGATGTCCTTAACTTGCTCAGTCGTGTCGGTGGGCAAGTCGGCATCGGCGCCGGCCGGCCGGACAGCAAGTCGAGCGCCGGCTGCGGATGGGGCACCTTTGAGATCGTGCGCAGCGATGACATGGATCGCGTCGTGAAGCACTTCGGCATCGCGAACTGAAAGCAGGCCAGGCGAGGCGCGGCGCGGCCGGGCGCGGCGCGGAATGGCAGGGCACGGCAGGCAAGGCCGGGCAAGGCAGGCGTGGCGTGGCGTAGCCTGGCGAGGCTTGGCAAGGCAGGTACAGCACGGAGCAGTTTCAGCAACCAACTGAAGGATCAGAGATGTCGAATGCAAAGATGAGGAAGATTCGCGCTGAAGTCAGCGCGGAACTCCTGCGCATCCATACAACGAAAGGCGGCCTGCGGCCATCTGAAGTTGTGGCCGAAGCGCGCAGCAAGGATTCGCCCTTGCACGGCGAGTTTGAGTGGGACGACAAGAAGGCCGGCGCAGAGCATCGGCTGAATCAGGCCCGCCAGTTGATCAGGGTCGCGGTCATCACGCGGACCCAGGAGGACGGGACAACGAAGATCGAGCCATTCATCCACGTTCCTGCAACTCACGTCGAGCGCGTTGGTTCCGGTTCCAAGGAAGGAACCTATTACCCGCTCAACGAGGTCGTCAAAGACGTGGATAAGTTCGCGTTGGCCTTGTCTGAATTGCAGTCCAAGCTGCGGTCGGCCGAGCACTCGGCGAAGCAGTTGCGTGACGCTGCAGAGGAATCTGGCGGCGGCGAGTCTGATCGCCTGTCAGCAATCGCCATTGCAATCACTTCTCTCTGGATCGCAAGCAGCGCCGTGATGTCGTTGCACTGACGCGGAAACGTGCGGTGTGGCAGGCGACGACCGGCTTGGTGGGGTCAGGCTTGGCTTGGCAGGCGAGGTAAGGCGTGGCTCGACATGGACTGGCAAGGCGTGGCTCGGCAGGAATGGATTGGCCAGGAATGGACAGGCGAGGCAGGGCAAGGCAGGCAGGGATAGGCACGGCGGGGTCCGGCAAGGCGTGGCAGGCGTGGCAAGGCCAGGCGCAGCAAGGTATGGCAGTGCAGGCGTGGATCGGCATGGCACGGAACGGTAAGGCGCGGCAGGCGTGGCAAAGCGCGGCGTGGCGTGGCACGGCGAGGCGCGGATCGGAATGGCAGGCAAGGAAAGGATCGGCCCGGCGTGGCGCGGTCTGGCGAGTCGCGGAGCGGCAGGCGAGGCGCGGCTTGGCGCGGCTTGGCGCGGCAAGGCAAGGCGCAGCACGGCTCGGCATGGCGCGGTTCGGCACGGCAAGGGCTTCCATAGCGGCTTCCATCGCGTGCGGTGGTTGCCGGTGCGAAAGTACCAAGCACGGTCGGGTTCGCCTCGGCCCGGCACGGCAAGGTAGAGCCTGGCAAGGCAGGGCGCCGCATTGGTCGCGACACACAACATTGCGATGCGCGAGATCGAGCCGCCGAAGCCGCAGTCACAGATGCCGCGCATCTCGCCGAAGTAGCCGACAAAGAAACGCCCCAATCGCGTAGCAACGATTGGGGCGCCGGGGGTGGACAGCGCAACAAGCATCGCAATTCTACTTTCGGAGCTTGTATGAGCGGATTCACAGATCGGTACTCAAGCGCGGCGCATTCCGGCAACCTAAAGAGCGACCCGAATCGCGAGACGGACCTCGATGTCGTTGGCGCGGCCGGGATTGCTGGCAAGCGTTCACCGCTCGCAATGTCCTTGATGCGAATTTTTGTCGGAGACGATCGCGAGGCCGAGCAGATCGTGACGATCCTCGAAAACATGACAGTCGGCAAGGCATACCGGCTCGGCATCGAGATCACCCGGCCCGAAGCGCGCGACCTTGGCAAAGCCGTCCTGGCGTGGCACCGCGAAGGAGTCTGCAAGCCATGCGGTGGCCATGGATTCGATGTGCAGAAGGGATCGGCCAAGGTCGGCCAGGCGCGCGCGGTGCTCAGTTCCACGAACTGCAAGTTCTGCCGCGGGACCGGGAAGATCCTGTTCGACAAGCAGTTCCCGATCACGCGCCTGGAGCTTGCCCGTTGGTTGCTGGTCGAGATCGAACGCGAGCAAGCGATTGCCGGCCCGGCTGCGATGGCTGCGCTGGCGCCCAAGTTGGAGTTGTGATGACGCCCGAGTACCTGAACGAACTCGCTGATCTGGCCGATCCTGAAAGTCTGTGGCGACTATCCCCATTCGCCCAGATGGATCTGCCGCCAGAGAAGCGCAGGCAGTTGGACACTGGAGTCGCGTTGCGCCGGCATGCCGAACATGTGCGCCGGCTGCGCGAACTGGTGGGCACCGGAAAGAGTCTGCTGCTGTCGCCGCTTTCTCCGAGCGGCACTGATGTGCGGACTGTGCCAATGCCGGCAGAAATCAGGAAGCGCCTCTGCCGGTAATAAATGGTGCAACGCACAATGCCTGCTCGATGCCACCTTGCGCCCGACTTCACCGTTCGGATTAGAATTCCGCACCCGCAGTCAATGCGGACCAACGACGCCCACTTAGGCGTCAGCGTTCCCGAACCGAACCCGGCCCCGTGCCGGGTTTGTCGTTTCTGCTACCGGAGACGACCCATGCTCCCGCTCCAAATCTCCCTTGACGACACCGCTCTGGTCGCCGTCATCAACACGCAGGGAACCCGCATCACGGACCTCCTGCTTCACATCGAAAGGATGATCGCCATGAATCACGACGAACTCACCGCCGCCCTCCAGGCCGCCGCGGACAAGACCGACAAGATCATTGCCGAGGTGAAGGCCAGCACCGCGCAACTGGAGGCGGCCATCGCCGCCGCCGGCAATACCACCCCGGAGCTGGATGCCGCGCTGGCCCGTCTCCAGGCCTCGCTGACCGTGGCCGACGACCTGAATCCGGATGCGCCGGCCCCGGCGCCCGCGCCCGATCCCGCTCCCTAATCGGCCCCGTCACCCCGGTAGCCAGCACCGGCCGGCCAGGGGTAAATGGCCGGGTTGTTCTCCCGCGGTCATCGGCGGTGTTGGTAGCGATCGAGTACGGCAGAGGCCCAGCGGCGCAAGCCGTAAGTCCGATGGGCCTTACCACGGGAATCTGCGGGAGACGGGGTAAACCCGCCGCGGGAATCTGCGGGAACCGGGGTCAGGGCACAGGCAGCCCCCGGCTGGCGATCCAGCCGTCGGGGATGTCGTGCTTGCTCTGCAGGCCGGCGAAGACCCGGTCGGCCAGGTCGCGATCCTCGTAGCAGAAGCGCCTGGTCGTGAATGGTTCGATCGGTGTCGCGCCCAGGCAGATCGCCCGCGTGAACATCAGGTCGATCAGGAATGCGACCGAGTCGTCCGGCAGGCGCCGGGCGGCCAGATAGCCATTGCCCGCCCGGATTTCCTCCATCTCGTCGTCTGTCATCTGCATGGCAATCTGCGGGAATGGGGTAGCACTCTACCTGGGAATCTGCGGAAGGTGGGTCAGACCGATCGAACGGCGGTCGCGTTGGTGCTGCGCCGCAGCGTCTCACCGCGGCGCAGCCTGGCATTGCATGCCGGGCATGTGTAGGTCGATCCGGTCGACCCGTCGCTGTGCTTGAAGCCGGCCGGATACGGTGCCGTCGACCATCCGCGCGGCAGCGCCCACATGTTGGGCTCGCCATCGCGATCTAGCGCTACCGGGCGCGACTTGCGCTCGCAGACGTAGCAGACGGCCGACGACTTGCCGGCGATCGGTTCAGTGTGGTTCACGGTGAATCCTCCGGCGCGCGGGAATCTGCGGGAACTGGGTCTGTGGGAATCTGCGGGACGAGGGGGCCATCGTCTCGGCCTTCGGACCAGAGCCGGCCGACCTCGCGCAGCATGCGCTGCAGCATCTCGGGCGCGTTGTGGCCGTTCTTCACCGCGAGACTGTCGATGACGCTTTGCGCATCCTCGGCGATCGGCCGGCCGTTGACGATGAAGACGACGGCGCCGGTATCGTGCCTGGCGACGCACCGGGCGCGGTCGACATGCCAGCGCAGTTGCCAGCGATAGTGCTTAGAGTGGGTCATGCTGGATCTCCAATGATTCGGCCGTTGTCAATCGAAACCACAACACGCCAGGCCGCAACGGCTTGGCGGATCGTCTTGTACCAGTAGCCGAAGCCCGTTGTCTGGCACTCGGCGAACCATCCGCCATGGGATCGAACGAAGACGATGCGATCGAATGGCCTAACCGCCCCGGCGTCCTTCGGGCTCGCGTTCAGGTCGGCGATGAACTGGTCATTGTGCGAGGGCATCGCGGCGTCAGCTTGGCGCCTGACAAATCGGCGATAGCGGTTCTCGGATGCTGCGGACATGGTGCGCTCCAGACGTGAGAGAGTTTGGGAATCTGCGGGAACCGGGTAAGCGGCTTGCGCGGGAATCTGCGGGCGGTAGGGGTGCGGGAATCTGCGGGAAGTGGGGTAGAACCTGACGGCGGTCCGGGCCCGGCCGCCGATCGCACGCCAGGGCCCGGCGCGGCCATCGGCGCGGCGCGCGCGGCCAGGCCGGCGCATCCGATCGAGTGCACCGCACCGCGCGGCGCCGCGGCCAGGCGGCCGGCGCGATGCGGCCGGAAGTCGGCGCCGCGGATCTCGCGCGCGGCCAGTCGGCCAGGCCGGCGCGATGCGATCGGCGCGGCCGGCTTTCGGTGCACCGCGGCGGCCGGCTGGATCTCGGCCGGCGCATCGTCGCGCGAGTCGGCCAGGGTTTTCAGCATCTCGGCCGCCATGCGATAGCGGCGCGCGATGCCAGGCGGTACGGTATCGGCCGCGGCGCGAACCCGGCCGGCTTCCGTTCGCAACATCCGCACCGATGCGGCGCGCGGATCTCGCACCGATGCCGCGGCGCAGTCGATCGCATCGGCCAGGATTCGCGCCGTTTCCATGGCCGCGCGAGTGTCGGCCAGGCCGGCCGGCGGTTCCGGCGGCGCATCGTTCGGCGGCGCGGCCGGACTGTTGACGCGGACCCAGCGCGCGAACGTCATCGGCTTTCGACCGATGCGGTTCGACCATGCGACATGCACCGAATAGGTCAACCCGAAGTCAAAAGCCGGCGCGGCTTCGGTGGAGTCTGGCGCGGCCGGTTCCGGCGCAACATCCGGCGCAACATCCGGCGCGGCCGGCTTGATCGGTTCCGGGTTCGGGTTGACCGGCGGCGCGATCGGTTCTGCCCATGCTTGAGCCTGGCCGTTGCCGAATCCATCCATAACAACACGTAAGCCGCGATCGGCAGCCATCTCGCGAAGCCTGGCGGCGGCGCCACGGATGTCGGCGGATGTCAAACCGGGCCCGGCGCAAGTGTAGGTTTCCGATGCGATGCGATGGCCGCCGGCATAGCCTGGCCGGCCGGCTTCGATCAAATGGATGTCGAACGAATACCGATCGGCCGCCGGTTCGGCCGGGTCCGGTTCCGGATTGACCGGCGCCGGCTGGATCACTTCGGCGGCCGGTTCGGCATCGTCGGCGATCGGTTCCGGTTC